CATCGCCTTGAGGGCCAGCTACAGTGCTATCAGCTCCATTAGTTCCATTAGTACCATTAGTTCCATTAGTTCCATTAGTGCCAGCATCGCCTTGAGGGCCAGCTACAGTGCTATCAGCTCCATTAGTTCCATTAGTACCATTAGTTCCTGCATCGCCTTGAGGGCCAGCTACAGTGCTATCAGCTCCATTAGTTCCATTAGTTCCATTAGTTCCAGCATCGCCTTGAGGGCCTCGTAAAGCTGTGATTACATCAGCGGGGAAGTTAGCGGCAGATACATTACTGAAATCTGCTAATACAGTTTCAGATTCTTTCCAGGCTCCATTAGTATTAAGAGTACGTCTAATCCCCTCGTGTTCCCAAGTATCTCCTGCGGTAGGGGTTTGGCTAAAATTAGTACCGTCGTGTGTTATCATTGGCATATTATTCTCCTATGTCCCAAACCAGACAAGGCCTGCTCCGATTGCGATTGCTATGTATGATGAATATCCATCGGAGTCAACCCAAAGGTCTCCTGCTGCGTGTCCTGTAGTAGGTGCAGATGTATCTACGAATACCTTAGGTACTTTCTCTCCACCAATAGTGAAAGCACCAGCTGCGCTTATAGCAGTGGCTAAGTCTGTAGATGTAGTATTATTATAAGGGCCTCCTATGAATATATCACCAGTATCTAAATTAGGAGCTTTAACTACATCACTCGCTATATTTACTTTAATCAAACCTTCGGCATCTGATTTTAAAACAACACCGATAGCTTGTATAAATTTAGCGCTGCCTTGAGGTAGAACATTAGTTAGTGTACCTGCACCCGCACCTACGTACAATACATCACCGAATGCGTACGAGCTAGTATTCCACTCTATAATGCCACTAGTTACAACTTTAACCGGAACTGTTACAGATGTTGAAGATGTTATGCTTGCAGTTGTAAAACCAACAACTGGTAAGTTAGCTGCGAGTGTACCGTTATTCGCTACTTTCTCTACTAGAGGAGCATCGGTGTTAGAAGTACTACTGCTAGCTGCAACAACAGTCCCAGCAGCTATCGTACTTGCATTAGTAACTGTATCATACAGGCAATCTATAATAGTAGGTTCTTGGCTTAGACTATCTAATAAAGCACTATTTATTCGCAGCTCAATTTTGTCATTCTCAAAGAAGTATTTCGCCGTGGTATCATCTTGAGCTCTTACTACAGTAAGTTGATACTCATTAGTAGAATTTACTATTACTACTGCGTAGCTAGTAAGCTTAACAACCTCAGTTACCCCGAGCGCATTTACCATAGTTAGATATGCGTAGTCGTTCTCCCCGCTAACATCAGGTAGAGTTAAAAAATTATTAACTCTTATTACTAAATCAGACGGACCAACGTCCTCAACTAATACTTTTGATACGTTGTTGCCATATTTTACAGCCATAGGACTACTCCATAATTAGATTATGTATCAGCTAAGTCGACTGCCCATGTAATTGTTAACGTGTCAAGGGGCGCCTTAGTGATTACATCAAATGTTGTATGCGCTAGCAATACGCCACCTGATGGGGCATTCAGAATACCCGCATTCTTAAGTGCATACGCATTGCTGTTAGTACCACTATGGTCAGCGAATAGCGCTGTGTATGTGACTTTACTGCCAGATACAACTGTACTCGTTAATGCCGCACGTAAGGCTGTAACCTCAGATGTAATTACTGCATTGTCAGCAGCTGGGGTAGTACTAGAAGTTCCTACTGCCATGTGCGACATAGCTGTGACAGTAGCGTCCTTCATGCGGGAAGAGATATACTCTAAGCCATCTTCTACTACTAAGTTTTTAACTTTCTGTTCTTGCTTAATTTTACCGTCTGGGCCGGTAAGGATAAGATGTACTTTACCCGTTGCTTTGATGTTATCTTTCATCGTTGTTTCTCCTTTAGTTGAGAGTTGTTGTATTAAGTGTAAACGTATTTAATAGTGTATCTGCACCATCGATTCGTGGTTGGCTAATTACATCAGTTGCACCAACGGCGTCTGTTAAGCTCTTAACTATTGTAAGGCCACCTGGACTATCTGTAGCTACTGCTGTGTCTGCAGTTACTGTTGTAATTATACTCTTAGCAAGACTATCAATCGCACTAGGGGTATCTGTAGCTAGTGCTGTAGCTATGCTCTTAGCAAGACTATCAGTTGCACTAGGTGAATCAGTTAAAGCTTTAGTTATATATGTGCTACTAATTACATCAGTTGCAGCAACGACGTCTATAGGGATTATAACTTGCGTTTCATCCTCACTAATAATTGTATCTGTAACTACTGCTGTGTCTGTAGCTAGTGTCGTAGTTATACTCTTAGCAAGAGTATCGGTTGCTGCAACGACGTCTATAGCTAGTGCTGTAGCTATGCTCTTAGCAAGAGTATCAGTTGCATTAGGGGCATCAGTTAAAGCTTTAGTTATATCTGTGTTACTAATTGTATCAGTTGCAGCAACGACGTCTATAGGGATTATAACTTGCGTTTCATCCTCACTAATAATTGTATCTGTAACTACTGCTGTGTCTGCTAGAGTTTTAGTTATGCTATTAGCAAGAGTATCAGTTACAGCAACGACCTCTTCATCTACTTCTATGCCTCTTGTAAATGCTGTTGTGTGAGTATCAGTTGCACTAGATGAATCAGTTAAAGCTTTAGTTATATCTGCGCTACTAATTGTATCTGTAACTACTGCTGTGTCTGTAGCTAGTGTCGTAGTTATACTCTTAGCAAGAGTATCAGTTGCATTAGGGGCATCAGTTAAAGCTTTAGTTATATCCCAGTTGCTGAGAGTATCTGTAGCTACTGCAGTATTAGCACCATACACGCTATAATTAGGTACTATAAACATACCCGCATTAGACTTAGCTACTACAAAAGTACTAGAAGTAGAAGACTCCGATATGTCAGCGTTAACAGCAGTATATGAAGCTATAGAATACTGCGTAGTAACTGCTGCAGTTACTACTGAGACTATTGCAATTGTATACCTAATGTTCACTAGAAATTCTCGCGTACCCTAAATCTTATTGTATCGTATAGTGTTTCTGTACTACCATTGTAGTCTACAATTATCTCACCCTCATAAGCGCCGGGGTCTACATCTAGTACACCCCCAGCGAAATCGAACGAGACTTCTCCATATAATCCGCTGTTTACTTTTGTACAGTTAATAGTTGATAGTAGCGTTGTTGTACCTGCTTCCCTAAATTTAATTCTAACTGCTGTAGATAGCAAAGCTAAGTTAAGCGGGATGTTATCAATATCGTTTGTTAAGGTTAGTAGAATCGTGGGCTTTACATCACCCTGAACTAATTTAATTACATCGGCCATATTATCCTCAAGCTAGTGGGCGCATCTCAACAGTCATAGTAGCACGAGCAGCACCAATATTTGCCCTTGCTCTACGTTCTGTAAGTTGATACGTAAATTGTTTTGCGTGATAAGTAGCTAGCTCTCTATCACTCCAGTCTTTCCCTGGTAGTACAAGAAGATGCTGTAGCGCCCCATGCATAATTACATTTTCTAATTCGTCTAATACTGATTTATCCATCTTAGTTGCAGTCCTAATAGGCTTTACAACAACAATCATTTTAAGGTCATACGTTACTGCATCATTAGGGACAGGCGCTATATAGAAAGTACTTGGGTCTAATTGAGTAAGATACTTAGGTGTTGCGCGTTCTTCTTTCGTAGACTCAGGCCATTTAGGTAATGCATCATGTAGATTCTCAAGAGTTAACGGAGTTAAACGCTTTCCGTTAACAGTAGCTGTTAATACTGCGTGGACTTCGGCATCCGACGGAGCACTATATGAATAGTCGTATACCCCGGGGGTTAAGCGCAGCCTAGGCTGTTCATAACGCCAAGCTAAAGTCCTTTCGCACGCTTCAATAGCAGCATCACGAACATATTGTTCGATGATAGGCGTTGGGCAACCAGGTACACTTGGGGCTAATCGAGTAACAATAGAACTAAAATCGCGGGTAGACGCCATTATTCAGTACCTCCTAAGGATTGTGCTGGTCTCTCATCATCTGTCACAGTCTTAGTCGAAACAGATACACCTAAAGCTTGGACAAATGAATCTTGGAATAACTTAGCTCTATTGGAATTAACATGCTCATTATCAATTGACTCAACTATAAACACAGTAGCGTCAATTACAACTGGAGAGTACACATCTGATAGTAACCCCACCTCTGCATCAGCAGCATAATTTGGTGGTGATTGTGTGTATTCACCGATGAGGACTTGTCCAGTCGGCGCCTTAGGATAGATAAAGAATTTGTTAGGGTTACGGAGATGCCGCATCCAGTTTGTAGCTGGTGCTGCGGTATCGTTCATCCATGTTGGCATAGCCTGGTCTAATACTTCTCGAGAGGTTTCCAATACACCAGCTCCGTTTTTTACTGAATAAATTTCAATAAGTCTAAACGAATCACTTGGCGCCGACTGGACAACTGTACCCCCTACGCATGTAATATCAGCTGAATAGGCAAATAAATCAGGGCGTAATACTGCAATCCTTTTTAGGGATTGATTAGCATAACCTAAAAGAACTTCGTCACTATACCTATACGGCTCGCTCTCATCCTGGGTTATACGTCTAACTTCAGTTATTACATCTTCTAATTTCATTTAGGCCAACCTTTTGCCGCTTCTGCCGCTAATTCTACATTAACTTT